AACAGTATTTGCTGTTTAGGTAGTTTTTCCTGGATGAAATAATTGGGGCCGTCCCAATCAATCCACACCGAAAAAGTGCCGTTCTTCGTTTCAATGGAATAGGTGTATTTAGCTTTGGCTGATTTGAGGGCAATAAGGTTGTCGTTATTGTCCTGGAACTCGTTACCAATAGCATAATCAGCATACTCGGTATTTTGGATGAACTGACCGAACCGTGTCCGGTAGACGCCTTTAGCGAATTCGGCGCTGTCGGCAAAGTGGCACACCACGAACCCGTTGTATTTGCGTACAAATTCGCCCACCTCATCCGGTTTGATATCGTATTCCAGGAAATACGGATTCATGATGGAAACACTGTTGGCAAGAAACAGGACGCGGGTTTTATCCTTGGAACGGTCCACGGTGGAGAAAAAGTTGGTAAACGCGGTTGCCTCATTGGGCAGGTAATGGATGGTGCCTTTTTCAATAATGAATTCATCAAAGATAATCATTGTCACTTTGGGAAACGCAACCGATTTGAGGCTTTGCGCCGTAGACAGTGGAACAAACCACCCCATCGGAACCCAATCACGCTGTTTCTTACCCCGCGTCTCCGATGTTGCCATTTCGGCGGTAAACGCGTTGACCCTGAAATCATAATTCGGGAACTCATGCTCAATGTCGGCAAAGAAACTAGCCTTGGAGGTTTTTAGTTCATCCTTGTAGCGGCGCAAATAAATGAACTGCTCACCCTTACGCAGAAAATTCTTGATAACCTGCTTTTTCGCACCATACGTTTTACCCAATCCACGCGCACCCACAAGAAAGTTATACACACCATTGTAAGAAAAAAGGGTGTCGTAATTGTAGTACCTAAGACCTACCGAATCGATATCAACAACTGTGGCGGTCATGATTATGTCTCCATTAGGTAAGGGTCCGACGCTACTACTTTCATTCTACAAGCTGCGACATAATTACCCGTCGAGGTACTCGACTATATTGCAACGCCGTTGTTTCTGAGGATTGGCAGGGGATCGATGGGGTTTCCGTAGGGTGGTGGCCAGGGATCAGCCGGGGTTCCTGCGTAGGCTTCAAAATGCAAATGCTGCCCGGTGACGTTTCCTGTTGCACCCTCAACCCCTAGCTTGTGTCCAACAGGCACTTGTTGCCCTACGGACACATTCAAGGAACCGGCCTGGAGATGGTAGAAGTTGAATGTGTAGGCGTTGTCCAGGGTGCGTCCTTTGACGTATTCCCCGGCAGACCATACGCCGGTCCCGTTGGGTTTCGCCACGGTGATAACCATTGCTGTTGGTGCGAGCACATCCCCCGGTGATCCGGCAGGGTGGGCAAGGTCAATGCCGTAATGGAATGAATGCAAACCGTCAAAGGCGCGCGGCCCGAACGGGGATGTGAGGGTTGCCCCCGGCAGGGGGTGGGTCCATGCCCCTGTTGTGGGCGGGGGTGGGTCAACCGGGGGCGGGGGCGGATCGGTTACCGTGGCATCGGATATGGGTATCCAATAATCCCTGCCGTTGGGGATGCACTCTAGCCGGTGCCCATCTTTCCACTGAATGAACATGCGGTTAGCCGTGGAATGAACGTAAGTGATTTGTCCCGCATGGGGTACTTCCGTTATCCCATCATCTTCCGGTGGGGGTGGGGGTTCCACCCCTGACAGGTCACCCTCCACGATCAGATCATGCGTGGTTTGGTATCGCACCCCGTACTGGCCCAACACCGGATGCGCCAAACATGCGGCGTGGATTTGGGCGAGCGTGGCGGTTGTATCCAGGGTTTGCACCACTTCCAGGGCATAGGCCGGTGCCTGATGGTGCATGCTGAAAAAGTAGAGGACGGTTTCGGTGTTTGCATCAGGGTCAAAGCCGTAGCTGATAGCCACGTTCTTGTACACTTCCATATCGTCTATTAGCTGATCGTTTTGGATCGCCTGATTAGCGGATAGGACGGGTTTGAGGGATTCCCCCTCAGCAAAGGTTAGAAACCGGGAATTCCAGTAGGTGTTATTGGAGGGGATTTCGTATAACTGACCGGCAAGGGACGGGGAAACCTGATACCACGCGGACGGGTTTTCGTCCCGCATACGCACCAAAATGGACGCCGCACGCGTGCCGAACCATTGCACAACACCAACCGTAATCGGGTCATTGTAATTGATCGCGGCATAGTTCTGATTGGATTCGACAACACCTAGAATTTTGACGCCTAATGCTTTCGCTTCATCATTGTAGGTCATGTCTAAACCCTTATCAGTTCACGATTCCGATTTCCCGCATGCGTGCTTTCAGTTTGTTGACTTCCGTTTCAAGTGTCGCCAGTGCCGCACCGGACGTATCAGCAATTGCAGTCGCGTTGGTTGGTGTGTTGAAGAATTCACCCAACGCACCGCTCAGTTCGTTGCCTACCCACATTTTAGTTGCGGTTGCTGCCGATGCCCGGTAACCGTAATCGGATAAACCACTTGCGATATTGTGGGCAAATGACATGGTGGCGATATCACCGGCAGCAATATAGAACGCGTATTTCGTGTTGGATGCGGAATCCGTGATCCGGTTGTGCGAGAATCGGAGGTTGTTGCTGACCCCGCCGACGAGTACACCGAATTCTTCCGCTGCCTCATTCGTGGTTGATCCGTTGCGGAAACTGTTGTAACTGAAATTACTGTCAGTGACACTGCTAAGGTTCATCCCTGATGTCTGGTAGTTGCTGAAATCGTTGTGATGCACGTCCAGGTTGTTTGAATCCGTTGCCCGCAAACCCCTACGCCCGCCCATAGCGATAACATCATGCACCGACACGTTGCTGACACCTAGCAGTGCCACACCGTCACCGCTGCTACCGGCAGCATGCTCAATCATCACGTCATGAATCACGGCGCGGCGCGTGTACGATACCGGGGGCACATCAACGTTGGTGAGCAGAATCCCATGTGAACTGTTGTCACGAATCACCACATCACCAATGGTGAACAGGTGCGAGTCAACGGCAGCGGAATTGTATATTTGTGCTTTCACTGCCTGGAGTGCGCTGCCGTTGATTCGCACACCGGAAACGGTGCCCCCGTTCACAGCACTCAGGTACAGTCCATGCTGCCCTGTGGCTGAAAGTTCCAAACCCCCGCCAATGAAAAAATTGTTCACACTGCCGGTAACGATTCCCTGGGCGAATTTTCGGAACCGTCCACCCCTCACGATAAAATCAGAAACGTTGTCAGCACCAAAGACAATGCCACCGCTGTATTGACCCGTTGACGCCGGGATCGTGGGGGAACCCATGCCGTCAAAGAAACAATCAATCACCTGCAAACCGGTGTTGGCTACCGGAACGTACACCCCGGCACCGGCCATATTTTCCACCCGCACATCACGAATCACCACATCATTGCCCGATATCGCAATGCCTGATGCGGCGTAAACGGCGGACGTGTTGACCCAATCGGTGCCCTTGCCGATGATCTTCCCACCGGTCAGGGACGATTTTGCCGGAAGATTGAACGTCGCTTTCAGCGAATCCAGTTGCGTGAAGATTGAGTGTTTTGCGTCAATGTGGATTTCGGTGAGGGGTTTCACTTCCCCGGCAAGCTGGAAATTGCCCCGCGTAATCAACGGGGCACCGGCAGCCGCCGCATTCTCAGCGGCCGTCTGCAACAGCGTTTTGTCGTTGGCAGCGGACGCGGTGCCTACAATCAGGTGTGCGCGTGCTTTCACAGAGAGGTTGGATGCGAAATGCTGGATGCGCCATGTCCCGTTGCCGTTGGGAATCAACGTGAATTCTGTGACACTGTTTGCTTTCGGGTCCAGGTCCAGCGTGCCGGTGATGTTTCCCGCCAATACTACGGTGCGCCCTCCGGTAGCGTCCTGGGTGAGCGCAAAACTGACCGGCTGATTGGTGGGCCACAGCGGATCAACGGCAACCTGATAGGTGTTGTTGGTGAGGGTGGCCCGTTGGATATCAATGGGACCGGATTTGTTGTTGATGAGTTCAACGAGCGCGGTAATGTCGTCAACAAAGGTGTCGTGTGCGGCTTGAATGCTGGCAAGGTTCGCCGCCACGGTAGCGTTGGTTTCCGACTCGAACGCGGCAATATCGGCGTTTACTGCCAGTTCCAGGGCATCGAACGCTGCCTGCCACCCGTTTTTAGCCGTGGTGATGGTTGCCTCAGCGTTTTCAATACCAGCATTGAATTCCTCAATGATGCGTTCCATTTCCCCGTCAAATTCGGGACGCAGCGTGTCATTGATGTAATCCCGCAGCTTATACAGGATTTCCAGGTACGTTACCCCGTCACGGTAGGTAAACGGGGTGATGTTGTTTATCGGGCCAATCCTAAAAGGGAAATCCGTAATAGCCATAACCGTAACCTTGCCTTTCAGTGAATTCATCCCCGTTTGACCAAACAAGCATAAACAGCGATTCAAGCTCTTCAAGGATCATCATATCGATGTTCACCAACGTTTGACGATATTGTGCAATCAACACCGCCGAATGACCCTGAAAACCTGAGGTTGTGCTGTCTACTGTCCCGTTTTGCGTGCCGGAATTCGTTTCCGTCGTTGTACTAGCCGCGAGTGCATCGGATACCGAATCCTGGGCACTTGAGGCATAATCCCCGTCTCCCGCCAACCGGGTTTGCGGGAAATCCGAGGCAACCACCCTGGATTTCGCACCGCTGTTTGATTCATTGGTTGAATTCCCGGTACCAGTTGTCTCACCCTCACTAGCGGACAGATTCCTAATGTTGATGGTTTCCAGCGGATTCAGGTCAATATCAGACAAGACGTAATGCTGATTGTAGAACGGCATAATGAGGTTCATCTTACGCCGGTACGCAAGTTTGAACAGTTCAATGGTTTCCTGCCCAATTTCCCGGTTCCAAAACCAATCCTTTATGGTCTGATCCAGGGTTTCCCGGTAAGCCTCACTCCAAATAGGGTATTCGGCATCCAACAATTCAGGATCAATCTCCAAAGCGTCTTTCAATGTCATAGTGAAAGTAGGCATGCTTTATTCACCGCCCATGCTAAATAGTTCCATGCTTGGATCGAATGCTAATTGCGGAGTTTCGGGAGCGTCCAGGTTGAAACGCACCGATACATTCAACCGCTTGTACATGCGGTTTATTTGGTCGCACGCCTGAGTGCGTGCGTTCATATTGATTGCCCGCGTTGCCGCTATTTGCTGATCGTTCGCTGACACTTCATCAGCAACCAAACGCTCGCGTTTTTCCTGATTAGCGTTGTTGATGCCAAGCAGGGTCATGCACTCATTCCACATTTTCACTTTGGCGATTTGCAGATTCGGCAACATTTCGGGATGCGGGGCAAGGTCCATGACGTCAATATCTTCCATGTTCAATTGCCGTGTCCCGAAAACAACCTCCTGCCCTTCCATCATTTGCCTAACAATGTTCACCCATGAATGACGCTGATCCTCAGTAGTGCGAATCACCTTGGTTTGCCGCATGTTCCGCGCGCAAATCTCAATAGTCCGGTCAATGTCAGCAAGTTTCTTGGAATACAGCAACACAATATCCAGGTCAGGGGTTCGCAGATAATTAGACCAAATCGGGACACAGTTCTTTGGCCCGAGTGTTTTGTTTATCATTGCGCCACCGGTTACCGTGAAACTCGTTGGGTTGTCATACATGTTCGTTCTACCCGCACCCGACGCCCTCAACGTCAAATACCGGTCAATGTCCTTATCCCAATAAAACACCGCCAAACCATGATAAAACAACGTCAATTCGAGGAAACGTTCATCAATGGTATCGGGCAAACCAACCCACTTGAAACGGTTAGCACACAACTCAGTCAACACCCGCAAATACATACGTT